CCATTGAGCCATATTCTTGCCTCCCTTGTCTGATTCAACTAAAAGTGGGTGTATCATGTATGGGTCTTCTATTGCCTTTTGCTCTAGAACGTCCCATGACTTTCTGAATGTTTCGTAATTACGTGAAGCAATTACTAACATACCCCTTGGGGGTCTCATCTTATCGAAATATTTTCTAATGTACTCGTCCATATGACTTAGTGCCATAGCCTTTGACCAAACTGCATAAATTGGACTGTATCCATAAAGCAGTGATGGTTTGTACTTTCCTGCTTTCCAAATAACTTCTCCTTCACCGTAGACTACACGCTTTGGCTGTGGAATTCCTATAGAGTAAACAGAGTTAACTTCAAGTACTGCTTTCAATGCTTCTGCTCCACATCTGTCGCAAATTGGTTTTATAAGCCTTTTATCACGGTGTTCAAATCTTGGACAGACAAAAATTGGGTTTCTTTTGTCATCATAACCTATTCTGCCGTCAGAGTCTGCAATTAAAGCGACTTGAGGTGGGTCTATCCTAAGAAATTCCTTGATCTCGGTGTTCTCACGGTCTATCTTTCCAGTTCTATCGTCAATTTTATAATTTTTTAACACTAAACAGTATGCATTGTCTGCAATTTCCAAATCTCTTTCCAGTTGTCTTGCCAAATCTTCCAATGTTTGGTTGTTACCGTTAATTGGACTCTCTAACATGTCTTCAAGAATTTTTCTATTCTCTGGGACTGGTCTAATTAGGTTATCACTACCACATGTATCACACTCCATATCGGTTTCTGGATTTAATTCGTGTGCTATTGCCTTCTTTGCATTACTTCTTGGTAACTGGCTTGTTTCATTGTCTTGGTTTTGTTCAAATGGCTGTTCATCTTTCAAATCATTCTTAATTGGCTTGTATTGAAATTCTTTTCCACAGTTTCCACATTTGAATTTGAATTTTTCAACCACTTCGAAGCCATTCTTGAACATCTCTCTGTTCAAAGTTTCAATAGGTATCCTCAATGCATCAATGTTATCTGCTAACTCATAAATCATTATAAGTGGAAATGGAAAAATTGGTAGTTTAGCACCTGTATCGGTACTCATATAAGGCTGAGCTACTGATGGTCTTGTTGTTGTTTCAGTATAACCCTTGGTAATATTCCTTAAATTACTATAAACTGTACCTAGGGTGTTTCTCAATCCCATAAAATATCATATATTCGGTGGCTTATATACTTTGTTAACGTTTTGTAACGTTTTTGTCACTTGTCGCCATGTAGTTTGCAGATAATGCTTCTTGCTTCACCACAAAGGCATTTCTTAATATGCTCAATAACATCATCTTTCTTCTTTTGACCTAATACCATATATTTATAATACATGTGTCATTTATAAAGTTGTGTAGTGGTGTGAGTATGCATACCCATTATGGGAGGGCTGGATTTACTACCCAGCTACACAATGTTTATTAAATATAAGGAGATTGTATAGGTATGGTAGAACTAGAGCCAGAAGACTATAGTAACATAATAAGATGGTTTGAAAATTCATTCGCAAAAAAAATGAGAATGGAGGAGATACCACAAGTAGATAAACGCACATTCTGGAAACTTACGTTTCTGTGCGAGGATAAGATTAAGGAGATAAAGGAGAGTCTTCCTCCAGTTTAAGGGGCTGCCGAAGGCAGCGATTTGTACAGAGTAAGGCTTATATATAACTACATACTATGTATAGTATGAACATATGGTTACTAGCAGTGGGAATAATCTTTCTGCCAATATTTTTACCAATAGGGGTTGTATTGATATTTATGGCTTTGTATGGGGACTTTACAAAGAAATACATGAAAGAGGTTAAAGAAGATATTGAAGAGAAAAAATATAGTCAAGCCGAATATGGAACTGATATACTTGAAAAAGGCGTATGATATAAAGCACTGTATCTACTGTGGTAGGTCTGACTTTGTTGATTTTACAGCAGTGTTGGATCACGTAAAAAAGGAGCATAAAGACCATGACGATTAGCAACAACGAAATTGCAAAGATGGTCTGTATCGCATGTGGCAATCATTTTGGCGATCATTCAAAACGGGAGATGATAAGGTGTGCATTTCGTATACAGGGAACGGCTGTTTCTGCTAAACTTGGTGAGAAAAATGTATAAGTGGATACATGATGAATTATTGGCAATAGAACGAGATAGGTCTAGAATAGACAATAGAGTATGGCTGTTAATGCAGAGAGTACGACATCTTGATGAAAAACTTGAAGAGGACGGAATAGATAGAGGGGAACTTATAGATGACTGAAAATAAAAAACCCAACGATCCTGATATTTGGAATAAGAAGCCTGTCGCAAGTAATAAGACACATGATGATGAGATTATAGTTAAAGTTCAATCAATGTTTCCAAACTGTCAGAAATATGATCCATGCTGTAAGGAATCTGGAACAGAAGAAATGATGAAGAAATTTGACAAGATGATTGAAAAACCAATAGAGAGAATAAGACATAAAGTAGAAAAAGGCAGCCGTATAAATATAATTAAGAGGATAAAGCCTGTTAAGAAAAATCCATTCCCAGACGGTGAGGAGTGGTAATTGCCTTTTAGATGTAAGAACGCCTGTAGCAGAAAAGAGGGTATTGGAAGGACTTGGGAAGAAATACATAGACTTAAACCAAGACATGAAGTACCAGACAATAAGATGTTTCCCTTCAGATCTCACGGGAGATGTAGAACATGTCAGGCATGGCAAAGATTAGGTTTGTATCGTAAGTGTATCTGTTGTGGATCAAAACTGTCTCTTAAACCTAGGGAGAATAGCAAGAGACGTAAGTACCAGAATGCCCCCCGATTTGTATCTTCTGTATAGGGAAAAAGCCAAATTATTGGATTTTCTCTCTGTGCACTCACTACGTACTTTGTTAAATGCCAACTCTGTGGAAATGTTTGGGTAGTATATATGTCTTACTCTGTTGGTGTTGCCAGAGTTGGATATATATACTATGTTTATATCATGTACTTAATGACTTATGAACAATATATGTCTGATGCTATGGAGTCAATCTATGGCACGAAGCATGTTGATGTCACTGGAGTGGAAGGAAGTATCCAACACTTAAAAGGACAATCAAGAGGTGATAAACCACACAACTTCTATATGGCACACTTGAAATTAGTGGGTCGGATTGTAGAGTCTGAAGACAAGAGAGACAACTACAATTATGTGAGTGCATACGGTCACCTGATAAACGATCTAATTGCCTTCATGAAAGAGCAAGGATATGAGCTTCACATGATAAAACAGTTCGACAACAGAACTAAAGACAAACCAGAGATAGACTTCAGCTTCACAATGGAAGGGCTTAGGTAAGCCTAACTCTTTTTCTTTTTGTTTAGGTATGTAAGAACGTTAATATACCCTTGGTCTGTTAGGGTTAATATAGGTTGTGCAACTTAGGGTTATTAAAGGTTGCGAACGAGCCCCAGAGTCAGCCTTATATTCAAGCAGGGATAAACAGACATATGAAATATCACCTAGACGAAACTACCATTGAAATGACAGGAACTCAAGACCGAGTAAATCAGTTTGGAGATATTATTAGAATGTCACAATGGATTGAGCCATCTGAAGAGGTAGCAAGAATCGCACACACATGGTTTGAAGACTTGAAAAATGTCCCTGACTGGCTACATCTTGGACACAACAAAAGATATGTGAGAAGGATTGTAACATATGTTTATGATTCTGAATCAACAAAGTGGGCTGGTCAATATTCACACAAGATAAGAACTGTGAGATTGAATGTTGCAAGGCTCAACAATGAAGACGTAGTAGACGTTTGTGTTCATGAAATAGCACACTGCTTTTTTCATAACAACAAAGAGAACGTGAAATTGGCTGAGTTTGTCAAAGTCGTTATGAATGACTTGGGAGCAATTGACCATTATTCAAGGGGTCGTAAATTGCAAGGCTACAAAAGAAAGACACCAATCAAGTTTGTGAATGAAATTCACAGCATCTTGGCAGCCTTAAAACATGGCTTGAATAGTGCTCAAGAATTAGAGCAAGATGAAAACAGAACACAGAATGAAATCGAACACTTCAAAAAATACGCTGCAGCATTCGACAAAGTACACACCGAGAAACCAACAAACAAAAACTGGGTTAAAATGCAGACTTAGCCCAAATCAATATTTTTTTGAACGAGTTAAGAACGTTAATATACCCTAGTTTGTGTTTAGGGTTTATAATGGTTGCCTTACAGTATATCGTCCAGAGATACTGTTTTATATGACCCAAACAACAATGATTGTGAAAGATCAATTAGACTTGGAGTTTGAAACTAAAGAGTTTCATTGCCCTGTTTGTCTTCAACCATTTAACGGCTTGGACGATTTAGGCGTTTGTGGCTGTTCTGATGAACAGATACTTGAAGCGGGAGAAACCAAACTTGAAGACTTGATGAAGTTACAAGCTAACATCATGAAAGAAATCAAGGGATAATTTTTTTTGTTTATGGTGTGTCTAAACGTTTATATACCCTAAATGGCATTATGGCTCAGAAGGGTATATAAGGGTTTCAATGCCCCAGAGCAAGACTTTAATATAATTAAAATAATAAACAATATGCGAAAAATTACAGAACATGTAACAAACGCCTTTGAAAATGG